TATTATGATTATAATAATTCATATAGGATGCAAACTGGATTGCCAGAAGCAGATTAAAGAAAAAACCGCCCGACAGCGTAAAAGCTGCCGGACGGCATCGGGTTATTCGGTTTCGGTCTGTTCTGGGTTATCTCTGCAAAGTTCATCCAGCGTGACACCAAGGGCATCCGCTATTTTTATTGCATTGGATACCAGACAATCCCCTCTTTTTTCGATTTCCTGCAACGTACGTCTCGAGATGCCAGTAAGTTCCACAAGCTGTGGAATACTCAAATGCTCCTTTGTACGAATTTCACGAACTCTCATACAGTCACCTCAGAAAATCATTTTCAAAGCACCCATTGTGCCGAAAATCAAAGTTGCAATCAAAACCAGAAAAATTGCACATTGCAAGGAAAGTTTGAAAAGATTTTTCAAAAGCTCTAACATGGTATTGACCCCCTTAAAAAATTGTGGTATACTAATGGTAGCCCCCGAAGGGGCGGTGGATTTCTCCACCGCAGCGGTTTTTAAAGCACATCAAAAATGCTCTTAACCGCCAAAACCAGTAAAGTAATTGTTCCCGCCAGTTCAATTACTTTTAACATGAGCTTATTGAGATTTCCGACAATCTTGATAAGCTCTTTTATTTTGTCGTTCAATTTAATCACCCCCTTCTGTAAGATTATTATAGCACATTTTAATGTGCTTGTCAAGTGTTTTTTCAAATTTTTCTAAAAATATTTTTTGTGAAAGGATGATATCATGCCAGTCAATCATTATGATTATAACGATAGTACCCAGCTTTCCCCACATTTCAATGCACGTGAATTCCGGTGTAGTTGTGGTAAATCTCATGAAACACTACTTGCATCTGAATTGGTCGACAAGCTGGAAGCCCTCTATACCGCCCTGAACTGTAGCAAAATCATTGTAACAAGCGGCTACCGCTGCCCGGAACACGATAAAGCTGTAGGCGGTACAAGCAGCGGTCAGCATACCAAAGGCACTGCTGCAGATGTCTGCTGTTACGGGCAGGACGGGCAGCCGATCAGCAGCAAAACGGTGTGCTGCAAGGCTCAGAATCTGGGCTTTACTGGAATCGCTAACATTACAAGTAGTTATCAGTACACACACTTGGACGTGCGGACATCTGGAAAATGGTATGGCGATGAAGTACATGGAAACGGAACTGTAACAGAGGATTTTTACAAGTATTTTGGCATCAAAAAAACCACCGAAACAACGAGCATTTTAAAAGGGATTGATGTATCGTACTGTCAAAACGAGGTTGACTGGGACGCTGCAAAAGCATCCGGACTGGTTGACTTTGCGATTTTTCAGGCTGGATCCGGCAGGGAATATGACCAAGTTGACGTGCAGTTTGAACGAAACTACAGCGAATGCAAACGGCTTGGAATCCCCTGTGGTTGTAGATTGACAAGGGAAATACAAAAAAGGTTTAAAACGATTGAAAAGGCTGGAATAAGATAAAAAGGTGCGAAAAGTGCCGAAAATACGCTGCTTTTCAGATTGAATCCGGCGGAAAAATAAAAATGAACAAAAAAAGATGTGTCAAAAAAATCGCTCTGATTTTGAGGGGAAATCCTCGAATCAGGGCGATTTTATTTTTTTGACCGGGAACTGTTTAAAAGCGTTTAAATAGTGTTTTAAGAAATTGAAAAAACGTTTAAACCACGTAAAATCGGCATTTTTTCGCTTTTCAGTTTAAAACGGTATTTAAACGGTTCTTAAAAACTGCATCTGAAAAGTCATGAAAATTGGATAGCAAGATAGCAACAAAAAAAAGAAGGGATGGCAAGTAGTTGCTATCCCCTTCTTTTTTTCATTTTGAGTAAAACCGATTGCTTATCCAGCATTCAGGTCTGCTTGAGGTAAATCCTGTTTTTTATAGACCTCACGAGCCATGAACATCTGCTGCCGGATGTAGTCTTGTCCCTGTGGGCTGAGATTGCGAAAATCATTTATTAGTTTCTCTTCTATGTCTGAAAGTATTACAGTGCTCTTTGATTCCTTTTCTTTTCCAGTAAGAAGATAATCAATAGATACACCCAAAAATTCCGAAATCGGAATCAAAAACTCTGAATTAGGCATGGAGCCATTCTTCCAAGCAGTTAATTTTGACGTGCTTATTTTAAGTTTCTTAAGTGTTGCCGTTGGGGAAATACCATTTTCTCTGCACTTTTTTTCGAAAATCTCATAAAACATAAACGCCCTCCTTGTGCAAAATGACGAAAAATTCTAATTCCGGAATTTTTGGCTTGACATGTTCCGAAATCAGAATTATAATATACATATACACAAGCCACAGGGCAGAAAAAGCCCTATGATAATTGTATCACAAAGGGCTGTGTAAGTAAATAGAAAAGGAGGAAAAAAGCATGAATGCAAAGAAAATCATCGCCATCACAGCTGTTTCATTGGTTATTCTTGCCGAAACTGGCGTACTGCAAGTAGCCACTGAAAAACTGGAAGTATTCAGAAAGCGGCTGCAAGAAAAGTATGCTGCCAAAGAGCAGGAACTTGCACAGAAGATGAATGAACAGAAAAGCCAGCCTGTAAAAGTGCCAATCACTATTGGAGATACGACATTAGGAGACCTTGCTGTTCCTTTGGAACAGCCTACCAAACGTCCGTATGTGAATGCTGATTGATGGAGTGACCATATGAGCAAAAAAGATTTTATTCTCGGTTTTATCTGTGCAAATGTTGGGATGATTTTATACATGGTATATAAAATCATTTCCCTGCAAAATGGCTAATTAATCTGCAAAGCTGTTCAAATCCGAAGTCAAAGCCTTTGCAAAGAAGCCATTCTGTGAAAAGTCCAAGAACGAACCAAAAAATTTTCAACCAAGGTGCTTTTCGGTCGTGTTCATAATAAGAAAGTGCATTTGAAGTGATTGCAAATCCACCATCTGTATAAACTTTGAGCAATTCAAGATGTCCAAGGTCTTGCAAAGCAAGGTCAAAATCTCTAATTCTTGTATTTTGAAATTCCTTTTCAATCTGAGAAGCTCGAAACCATGTTGGATTGACCGCATTTGTTCGTATTCGTTTACGATACACTTTTATGGCTCGCTTTAACAGCCGAGAAGCATCTTTAGACAAAATCATTGTATTCGCCCCCCTTCCCGTTAATTTTATCACAATTTGGCAGGAAATACAACACCTGCTGACCTATCGGCAACACGGGAACGATGTGGCAGCATCGTAGCCATTGACAAACACCTCATTCTTTGCCTTTATACGAAACACGCTTTGCGGTGAGCGGATCACCGCATAATTGGGATGCGTCTGAGTGACCAGCTGAGATAATAGAAGTCCTCTGGGCAATGCACGGTGCAACTCCGTGACAATCGTCTTCGACAGGAAGCTTGTCTAATCGTTTTCCTCTGTCTTGCTGTGCGGTGCAATTCCGCAGAATCCCACCAAAAAAAGAAAAAAGGAGGCGATGCCGTGCAGACCGTCTTACTGCTGATTTTCGGTACTGCGGCAATCATCAGCGAATTTGCTTTTCGCATACACAATTACAGGCTGGACAGACAGCTGGAACAACAAGGAGGAATCTATGATGAAACAATCTACAGGAATCGGCATTTTGATTCGTAACCGGAGAAAGGAACTGGGCATGAACCAGGCAGAGCTGTCCAAACGCAGCACGCTCTCACAGGCACATGTCAGCAGAATTGAAGCAGGTATTTCCTACCCGTCCGTGTTTACCATTTTGAAACTGGCAAAGGGTTTGCAGCTGCCGCCGGAAGCCCTGATTGCCGCAGCAGAACCCCATGAGAAAGCAGGTGCATAAGATGAAAAAAATAAAAATCGGCTCTGTCATCGGCGGACATATCGTATACAGTCTGCATGCCAGTGGCATCTGTCTGGCAAGACCAATTGCACCGGATGGAGAATATGCAGTATGGCATATTGACTGCGATGGCAGAGGGGTTTGGGGCGGCACATACTTTCCCAGTCAGGAAGAGGCGGAACAATTCTATGCAGACTGGTGTTTCCCATCGCTGAATTTGAACTGCCCGACGGCAGAATGTCTGTAAGCCGAAACGGTGGACTTGTTCCGCCGTCTGCCGGAGATGGTCTACCGGCACTGATGAGGCAGACCGGAAAAGAGGTGTTTTAAATGCAGTTAGAGGAATGTATGGGCTGGACACTGCAAATGGTTACAAAAACCGTTGCTGCAATGGCACAGACGGTTTTCTGTGCAGACTTGCAAGACAACATCGAATTGCAGAGCAGACTGATGCAGAGTGTTCTGGATGCAGAAACAGAAACTGCTGCCTTTATTGAGCAGTTCGGCTTGCAGGAACTGAATCTTGCAGCTGTCCGCACCTGTAAATTGCAGTTTTTGGAATGGAACCAGAAATTGTTGCTGCAAATACAAAAAATCCAGTCATACGGCTACCATCTTGACGAGATTGAACAAGCCGTACAACTGGAGATCCTCACGCTTAGCAAAGAATTACCATTGCTAAAGTGACGGATATAGTATAGCAGAAACAGCAGGTTTTGTCAAGTGTTTTGGCAGATTTTTTCTGCTGGAAAGGAGGAATCTTTTGGATTATCTATCAATTTTAGATGTGGCTGAATTAAAAGGATGCAAACCACAGTATATAAGGAAACTTGCAAAAGATGGAAAGATTTTTGCAGAACAGCAAGAACATCCACAAAATCATAAAATGTGTTACATGATTCCCATCACAGCACTGCCGGAAGAATTGCAGCTGAAATACTATCAGCGAAAGCGTGCGGAAAATGGTGTGATGCCAGAACCAGCTGCCCCTAAGAAACAGAAAGCCAAACGGCTTCTGACGTTTGAAAACTGCACCGCAGAGCAGCGAAAATCGATCAACCTCTGGACGGCGATTTTGCAGGACTGGCAGGGGCAGCGGGAGCAGTACCAGAAAAAGACGGAATTTGATCACCTGTATGTGGCAAAATGCCAGCTGGAACATCCGGAGCTGCAAATCTCGACTGACATTCTGTACCGGAAATGGTCAGCCTACAAAGAAAACGACTTTGCCGGGCTGCTGGGACTGCGGGGTGCCTGGAACAGAGGCAGCAGTACCATCCCGAAACCCGTCTGGGAAGCATTTTTGTGGTATTACTTAGAAGAAAACAAACCGCCGCTGAGCAGGTGCTATCAATCCACCCTGCACTGGACGGAACTGTTTTACCCGGAATTGCTGGGAGAAATCCCATCGGAACGGAGTTTCCGACGGCATGTAGAAAACGACATTGCAAAGGCAGTTAAGGAACTGACCCGAAACGGAAACAAGGCGTTCGCCGACCGCTGCATGCCATACATTATGCGAATGTATGACGACTTGAAGCCCAATGATGTCTGGATTGCAGACAATCACACGCTGGACATCCAAACAGTGGACAGCAGCGGAGAGCGACACCGGCTGTATCTGACTGCTTTTCAGGACGCAAAATCTGGCGTAATTGTGGGATGGAACATCACAGAAACAGTCGATTCCCAGTCTACGATTCTTGCCCTGCGGCATGGCATCCTGCGGTTCGGAATCCCGAAAGCAGTCTATTTCGACAACGGACATGAATTTACAACCTTTGACTTAGGTGGAAAAGGCAACCGTAAACGAAAAAGCGATGCGGAAAAGAACAGCCCGACCACGATTTTAAACCGGCTGCAAATTGAGGTGCATAATGCAATTGTGTGCAATGCCAAGGCAAAGCCGATTGAACGGACATTCCGCACAGTAAAAGAACATTTTTCCAGAGCAACTGCCGGATTCTGCGGTGGCAATGTGCTGGAGAAACCGGAAAGCCTGAAAAAACGCATCAAAGCCGGCAAGCTGCCAAAGGACTTTGCAATTCGGGAAGCATTGGCAGACTGGATTGATGGAGATTACAACCTGCAGCCCTATGGTGGCGTGGAATCCCAGTACCGGACAATGAGCCGTCTGGATGTTTGGAATCAGGAAATCGAATCCGTCCGAAAAGCCAATGCAGCAGACTTGAATTTGATGCTGATGCGATCGACCCGCTTGCAAAAAATCAAACGAAACGGCGTATATGTGGTATATGGCGGCGAACGGATTTGGTACCGGCATCCGGAACAGACCATTTTGCACTTGGATGAATCGGTCTATGTTCGGTATGACCCGGCAGATTTGAAAAGCGTTCGGCTCTATGATGAACAAGACCGATATTTGTATACCTGGAGTCTTGCAGATACCCTGCTGGTATCGTATCTGGAAACCGAACAGCAGCAGATTGCCGATGCTCAGGCAGTTGCCCACCACAGCCGGAAATTTATCCGCAGTGTTGCAAAGGGTTTGACTGCCAGCCTGACACCGGAACAGCGGATCACCATGCTGGACATGACTGTCCGAAATGCACAGACAGCCAAAGCGGAACAATTTCACATCGATCTGCCAAAGAATATTGTTCCGATCCGGACAGAAGAATCCCTGGAAGAATCGATGGCGGTCGGAGCAGAACATCAGACGGTCGACATCAGTCTGAAACGCATTCAGAAAAATTCGCAAAAACGGAGGTAACGTATGGAATATACCGAACAGCAGCAGGCATTGCTGCAAAAAGTCACCGCTCTACAGCAGGAAAAACAATTGAGCCAGAATGCCCTTGGAAAATTACTGGGGATTTCCGGCACGGCATTATCCCAGCTGCGAAACGGCAAATATCAAGCCGATCCGCAGCGGATGTTTGACATCCTGGAATCCTATTTCGGCGTGAAAGAACAGACCGAACAGACCTATCAGGAAGTGCCATATGCAGATACCAGTATTTCCGAAGAAATTTATGATGTGATCAGTGTATGCCAGATCAAAGGCGGTCTGGCAGTTGCCGCCGGAGATGCCGGCATTGGAAAAACCAAAGCCGCCCGGCATTATGTGGCTCTGCACCCGGAAAACAGCATTTTAATGACCATGAACCCCTGTTTAATCAACATCAAAGCAGTCTTAAATTTGCTGGCAGACAAACTGAATCTGTCACCGGGACGCTCTAAAGATGCCCTGTGGTATGCCATCGTGCAAAAACTGAAAGATGGCATGGTGCTGATTTTTGACGAAGCCCAGCATCTGAATCTGAAAACCATTGAGGTGCTGCGGAGCTTTTCGGATTATTTTGCCGACCGGGGGCAGACACTTGGAATTTGTTTCATCGGAAATCTGGATACAGTCACCAAAATGGGCAGCCAGAAAGCAGAATTTGCCCAGATTTCCAACCGCACCAAACAACGGAAGACCTATTTCCGGTCACAGATTCAGCGTTCCGACATTGAAAAACTGTTCCCGATTTTGGTGCAGGAGAACAAAGAACCAGAACTGGATTTTTTGCTTCAGACAGCCCGAACACCGCAGGCACTGCGGGGAGCCATCAACCTGTTTTCCAACGCCTACGACAACGAGGACTACAGCTATGCCGGACTGGTCGCCATGGCAAAGTTCATGGAACTGGAGGTCTAAAATGAAAAATGGAAAAAAGCCAACCAAATCCCAGAAGCAACTTTTGCAGCAGTTTGGATTTCAGGCAGAAGATTGGCTGATTGTAAAGAATACCAGCACGGAATTGCTGATACAGCACCGATACACCGGACGCACCAGACACGTTCCAAAACAATTCCAAAATTGAGAGGGGCTGCCCCCTCTCTCCTAATGCAGCCGATGGCGGTGGCAAGCCCGCAGACGATGCAGAGCCGGAATCAAATCATGGAGGAATTGCAAATGAAAAAAAGTTTAACAAGTAAACAGCAATTGGACATGCTGACTGCTGTTCAGCAGATTCGGGAGCTGGAAACGGCAAAGCGGGAAATCCTGCATGCCATTGCAGAACAGCAGGAACGCATCAAAACATTGATGACGGACAAGCAGCTGGAAGAACTGGAACTGGACGAATATGTTGTTCGGTATGTGTCTGTGACATCTAAACGGTTCAACACGTCCGCCTTCAAGAAAACGCATGCAGATTTGTATGAACAGTACACGGAAACCGTTTCCAGCAAACGATTTTCCATTTCTTAAGGAGAAAAGCGATGACAAAAGAAGAATGGAAACAGGCAGAAGAAAAGCTGAACTCGGCATTCGGGAGAGTTGACCTGCTGGTGGATGGCTATGCAATCACCATCCAGAAAGAACCCTGCGATAAAATGCGGTTCGGATTGACCGTTTATGTAGATGGATATGTCAAAGGAAAATGGGTTGTACAGGACTGCGAAATTCGCAGGAAGTTCTATTACTGCAGTGAACGGTCGCTGCTGACAGCAAAAGAACGGAAAAAGCTGCAAAAGGAACGGAAAGCAGTTCGAGAAGCCGTGCTTGCAAGAGCGTCTTATCAGGTATTTTCACCGGTTTTCTATTCTTTCCGCACGCTGAAAAGCCATTTTCTCAAACAGAATACATCCATTGAACTTTGCAAGGAGGAATCGGTATGAGAACGACCGAAACAACCGGCAATCCATTTTTCGACCGTTTTTGGGCAGCCTATCCGAAGAAGGTCGGGAAAGAAAAAGCACTCCGGGCATTTGAAAAAGTGCATCCGACAGAAGACCAGCTTGTTCGGATGCTGGAAGCCATCACGGAACAAAGCCGTGTCTATTCCTGGAGCAAGGCGACCTGGAAATACATTCCACACCCTGCGACCTGGTTAAATCAAAAACGATGGGAGGATGAAGTGATTGGAGAAACTGTCGTTTCCGAAGATGGCTGCTACGGGGCTGACGTATTCTGACCTGATGCAACTGCGTGTGAAACAGTACAATGCCCAGCCCGGTACACTGACCGGGTATCATTGCAACATCTGCAATGACAAAGGGCTGCTTGCTGTTACGGACGGAGAACGGGAATGGATGACTCCCTGCACCTGCATGAAAACCAGAGATGCCCTGCGGAGAATCCGAGAAAGCGGACTGGAAGATCTGCTCCGCACCTGTACCTTTTCCAACTTTGAGACGGAACAGCCATTTCAGGCACGCATGAAACAATGTGCCACAGACTTTTTGAGTCAGCGGCAGGCATGGTTTTTTGTCGGCGGTCAGAGTGGCTGTGGGAAGACCCACATCTGCACGGCACTGGTCGGCGGATTTCTCAAACTGGGGCTTTCCGTCCGCTATCTGGTCTGGCAGGAAGACGCTGCCCGACTGAAAGCAGCCCTTATGGACGACAGTTATACAACGGAGCTGCTGCCCTACAAAGAAGCGGATGTGTTGTATCTGGATGATCTGTTCAAGACGAAGAGCGGCTTTTTGCAGGATGTCAGCAATGCAGATGTCAAGCTGGCATTTGAACTGCTGGACTATCGCTGCCGGAACCGAATGCTGACCATCTTATCCACGGAATGGACAACTGCCCAGCTGATTGAAGTGGATGAAGCCCTTGCCGGAAGAATCATCCGCATGGCACGGGGCTATACCATTTGTGTGAAAAAAGACCGGAACAAAAACTACCGGCTGAAAGGGGCGGACGGATGAACGAACGAGATTCCGTGCAAAAGATTTATGGCATTGCTGCCGTGCTGGGCATGGTGGAATCCGGAAACCGGGAAGATGCTCTGCATCAGCTGGTGTACGGGATGACAGGAAAAGATTCCGTCCGGTCACTGTCTGAAGCAGAACGAAAATCGGTAGCAGCAGAATTGCGAAAACGGCTGCGAAAAGAATACCAGAGCTACCATCCGTCCAAAGAAGAATTTGCCGGAAAGATGACTGCCCGACAGAAAAGCAAGGCATGGGCGTTGCTGTATGAACTGGAACGAATTACTCCTTCTCCGGTCAGTATTCAGGAACGAATGGCAGGCGTTGTACAGAAGGAACTGCAAATTACAGCCTCTGCCGCAGATCCTCTGCGATGGGTTTCTCTGGCAGACGGGTCGAGATTGATTGAGCAGCTGAAACGCTATGTGCAGCATGCCAAAAAAGGCGGCGATGCCGAATGAATCTGGATCAGCTGATATTGGAACAGCTACATGGCAATCAGAGAGAACTTGCCGAAACCATCGGAATCGAAGCATACAAACGGCTGGTATTGAAGTATGGCGGCGGAAACATCTACATCTGCAAACCGGACACCCTGCTGCAGCCCCTGCGGGATGATGCCATTTATCATCATTTTACCGGCGACAATTACCGGGAACTTGCCCTTGCCTATCATCTGACAGAAAAAACAGTACGGGACATCATTGACAGACAAAATGCAGTCAATATGAGCGGTCAGATGTCCCTTTTACAGGAAGAGTTTTGAAGAAATAGGTGAATCTGTCGCCTAACTATACAAGAATCTAAAAAATGTGTTATGCTGGAACAAACAGGATAACACATTTTTTTATGGAAGGAGGGCGTTTGCAATTGACACAGGAGATTATCCTCTTCATTATCACAACCGTGATTACAGCAGTTCTGGGTGTGATTGGATATTTTCTAAAACGCACCATGGACAGGAACGACAAGAACGAAGCAGCCGTACAGGAACTGCGGGATAATCTGCTGACATTATCGGATAAATATGCCACAAAGGCAGAGATTCGGGAAATCAAAGCGTCCATGGAAAAGCTGTCGGAGAACATCGACTATATCAAGGAACACACAACGAAAAATGAGGATTTTATCCGAACTATGGCAAGACTGGAAAGCAAAATCGACCATTACTGCAGCAGATAGGAGGCGGAACGATGGAACAGACAGAAATGCTGCGGCGGATGCAGCAAAAAACATTTTTCAAGAATAACGGCATGGTGCTGAAGGCAGTCAATCTGCTGCGGGACAAATATGTATCGCTGTCCGATGTCTGTTATGCCCTGCACCCCAGCATGAACGAAGCAGAATTTCGGGATGCGGTGAACTACTTGACGGAATCCGGATACATCCGCCTGCGGAAAGCAGGCAGCAAGGAATCGTCCACATTGGCGGATACAGAAATGCAGGAACTGGAAGCCAAGGTAACAGCGGAAGGCATTCAAATCATCGCCTGTGTGCGGACAGATGTCTGCATTGACGTGTAAGGCGGTGCAGAATGGGTAAACGAAGGAAGCATTCTAAAATTGACCAGCTGGAACCGGCAGTGAAAGAAACTGTGGATGAAATGATTAAAACCGGAGCATATTACCGGGAGATTGTAGCATATATCCAGTCGCACGGTGTCAGCATCTCACTGGCAGCAGTCGGAAAGTATGCAAAGAATTTAATGAGCACACTGGACGCTTTGCGGCTGAGTCAGGAAAATTTTCGGGCAATCATGGAAGAAACTGACCGATATCCGGATTTGGACATGACAGACGGCATTCTTCGGCTGCTGTGCAATCAGATGCTGGATGCCATCAACAAGCTGCCGGAAGAACGGTTGCAGGAAGTGGATTTTGATACACTTTCCAAAAATGCAGTTGCCTTAACCCGTGCGGTTGCATACAAGAAAAATGTAGATGTCAAAACACGGGATGCATTGGAAAACGGAGCGGAACAGTTCCGGGATTTGATTTTTGAAGCGATGGCATCAGAACGACCGGATTTATATCAGGAAGTGCGGCGGTTCATGAAGGAAAAGCAGAAGGAGGACAAGGCATGAGTATGTATGTGATTCGGGTAAAACCCGGAATGGATTGCGAAGTAGCAGCCAGCCTGCGAAAGCGAGGATACTTTATCCGCTGTCCACAGCGAACCCTGTCCATCCGGAAAGACGGTACCTGGACAGACCGGACAGAACCGATTTTTTCCGGATATTTGTTTTTAGAATCTCCAGAGCCTTTGCGGTCAGAGTCCTATTATGACATCTGTCAGGCAGATGGTGTGCTGTATTTTTTAAAGCAGGGCAGCCGACCAGCTTCTCTGTCCAGCCGGGAAGAAGTATATATTCGCTTACTCTGGAACAAGGGCTTCCCGATTTCTGCCTCTCGTGTCTTTGTGACCGCAAGCGGAGATTGTATGATTCTTTCCGGTATGCTGCGGCAATATGAAGGACAGATTCAGAGCATACAGCTGCGGCAGCGGCGAGCGAAAGTTGCCATTCCCATTCTTGGAAAGACCTATTCCGTCACATTGCCGGTAATCGGAATTTAAACCTTTGCAGAAAAAATTTGCCTACGTCTGCACGGCGGTAGATTCGTCCCGCCGGAACGGCGTTTGCAACAAAAATCAAAACGGATTTTACAGCAACATCCGAATGGCGGAGCCTGCCCGGAGAAAAGAGCGTTTAAAAGGTGTTTAAACGCCTGTAGAATCGTTTAAGAAATTCCACCCGAAACAGATTCCACAAAAACAGAAAACGGCATACAGGGGCAATTCTGCCCCTCATTTTTTTAGAAGGAGGAACTGTCCATGAACAGAAAAAAGAATAGTATTCGCATCCTGGCAGCCGGCATGGAACAGTTTGAAGCCAAACAGCAGCAGGCAGACTTTTCCACGCTGGAAACTTTTCTCGCTGCCTACCTTAATACGCCGGGACGCAAGCAACGAAAACAGCTGGCAGAAGAATTTCAGAAGCGACACTTGGAACTGCATCAATTTTTGAAGAGCCATCCGGATTTGCTGACCGCAGAAACGGAATTGCAGGCAATGATTGCCGGAGAACAGAATGAAACGGGCTCCAAGCAGATTTCCAACTTGCTGGAAAAGCTGGAGGAGGGACTGTCATGATATTTCAGAACTTTTCTCCCAAGCAACGGCAAGCAATGCTCTGGTGGGCGATGCCGGAGAGCAAGCAGTATGATGCCATTGTATGCGATGGGTCGGTACGTTCCGGCAAAACAATGGCAATGAGCATTGGATTTTTGATCTGGAGCATGCGGAATTTTGACCGGGAATCCTTTGCCTTCTGCGGAAAGACCATTGACAGCTTGAAACGAAACGTCATTCAGCCCCTGCAAAAATGGATGGAGGGCATTGTACAGCCGAAAATCAATTTATCCAAAAACTACATGGATGTGCAGTGGCTGGGACATGAAAACCGCTATTATTTTTTCGGCGGTAAGGACGAAAGCAGTTATACGCTGATTCAGGGCATCACTCTGGCAGGTGTGCTGCTGGATGAAGCCGCCTTGATGCCGCAATCTTTTGTGGATCAGGCAGTTGCCCGTTGTTCTGTCACGGATTCCCGGCTCTGGTTCAACTGCAATCCGGACGGCAGTGAGGAACATTGGTTTTTTCAGAACTGGGTTGGCGGAGAAGCTGCATCTGGGAAAAATCGGCTGCACCTGCATTTTACCATGGAGGACAATTATGCACTGTCCGATGCTGTCCGGCAGCGATACGAGCGAATGTATACCGGTGTATTCTATGAGCGGTATATTCTGGGGCTTTGGCGAATGGCAGAAGGTCTGGTGTATCCGATGTTCGACCGCAGCAGGCATGTGGTTCCGGATTGCATGCCGCCTGCCGGAACGGGAACATTTTGGGTTTCCTGCGACTATGGTACCCGAAATCCGACGTCCATTGGTCTGTGGCATCTGACTTCGAACGGCAATGCAACAAGATTGCGGGAGTACTATTATGATGGACGGAAACAAAATCCCCGAACGGATGAAGAGCATTACACAGCGTTGGAGCAGCTGGTCGGAACACTCTATCCATTTGTGCGGGCAGTCATTATTGACCCGTCCGCTGCTTCTTTTATGGAATGCGTTCGGCGGCACGGAAAATTCCGGGTTTACAAGGCAAATAATTCTGTTTTGGACGGTATCCGGGATGTTGGCACGCTGCTTGCTTTAGACCGTCTGCACATTTGTGCCGGATGCAAAGACATCATCCGGGAATTTGGGCAATACCGATGGGACGGGAAATCCAAGGGACAAGATCAGGTCATCAAAGAATATGACCATGCCATGGATGACATGCGGTATTTTGTGCGGACAGCGATGAAGCACACCCTGAAAGAATTACGGCGGAGGTGATGAAATGATTGATATGAATGGAATTGCCACTGCGATTGGCGTACCATGTACCGTCAGCGACGTTATGCAGGAACATTTGCAGCTCTGGGAAACGCTTTACTGCAATCAGGCAGCCTGGGTGAATCAGAGAGTACGTTCCCTGCAAATTCCGGCGGTCGTATCCAGAGAATTGAAACGGCTGACACTGACAGAGTTTGATTTGACTGCAGCAGATTCCCGGTTGCAAGAGATTTTGCAGCGATTTTTACCCAAACTGCGGCAGAAACTGGATTATGGCATTGCCTCCGGCGGACTGCTGATGAAACCTTGCTATGCGGCAGGAGGAATTTTTGTAGATCTGGTACCGCAGGGGCGGTATTTACCCATCCAGTATACCGATGACCAGTGTACAGCAATTGCTTGCACAGAGTATGCAGTGATGGAAAAGAACTGCTATACCCGCATCGAAATCCATACCTATGAAAACGGAAGTCATACTGTAGAGAATCGCTGTTTCCGGTCGCCAATGGTTGGCGTGCTGGGAACACCCTGTAGTCTATTGGAAGTTCCGCAGTGGGCATCCCTTTTGGAATCCATCACATTTCCAGCAGAACAGCCATTGTTTGCAGTATTTCAGATGCCGGACACCAACAATATTGATTTGGACTGTCCGCTGGGGGTATCCGCTTTTTCAGATGCGGTTGGATTTATTCGGGATGCGGACGAACAATGGGAACGAATCCTTTGGGAATTAGAATCGTCCGAACGGGCAATTGATGCCAGTGAGGATTTATTCCGGTTTAACCCGGAAACCAATCAGCCAGTACTGCCAAAGGGACGGGAGCGGATGTATCATTGCTTGGAAGCGACCGGAGAGGGCGGAAAAACCATCTACAATACCTTTTCCCCAGAGGTGCGGGACAATTCGTATTTTCATGCCCTCAACCAGATATTCCGGCAAATCGAGAATACGACCGGGCTGAGTTATGGAACAATTTCCGAGGTTTCGGACGTTGAAAAAACGGCAGAGGAAGTCAAAAGCAGCAAGCAGCGTTCCTTTGTGCGAGTGTGTGACATCCAGAAAAATTTGCAGACTGCTCTGGAACAGCTGGCAGCAGCGGTGTTGACTTATGACCGCCTGCTCTTCCAAAATTCCAATACCGATGCAACGATTACCTGTCAATTTGGGGATGGCGTGCTGGAGGACACAGAAAAGGAGTTCAACCGACAGCTTGCCATGGTACAGGCACGAGTATTGAAACCGGAACAGTTACTGCAATATCATTTCCAATGTACGGAGGAAGAAGCCCGAAATCTGCTGCCCGAACAGCAGGATGCAGGCGGTTTATTTGACGGCGGTGCATTTTAATGCGGCAGCAGTACGAACCATCTGCTGACCGCATCATTGCTCTATATCAGCAATTAGAAGATGATATTTTGTCAGCGGTCATTCGCAGAATCCTGAAAATGGGGTATGTTTCGGAGGCATCGAAGCATCAGCTGGAAGTCTTACAGGCTGCCGGCTTATTGTATGATGACATCGTGCAGCTGATTGCCGACCGCACAGATGCATGCACAGCACAGGTCAAAGCATTGTTTGAAGATGCCGGTGTGCAGACAGTTGCCATTGACAACAGCCTGCATGAAGCTGCCGGAGCGTTACCCATTGACATCCGGCAGGACAGCAGCACCCGACAAGTGCTGGAAGCCGGATACAAAAAGACACTTGGCACGATGCGGAATCTGGTCAGCACAACTGCAACGCAGACACAGACCGCATTTATTCAGACCTGCGACTGGATATATATGCAGGTATCTTCCGGAGCGTTCAGCTATCAGGAAGCCATTATGAACGCTCTGCGAGTCTTGGCGGACACAGGGGCAACAGTTTCTTACCCGACTGGACACACCGACCGCATGGATGTTGCTGTTCGGCGGTGTGTGTTGACGGGTGTCAGTCAGACAGCTGCAGCGGTTTCCCTGCGGCAGGCGGAAGATGCAGGCTGTTATCTCATGGAAATCACTGCCCACAGCGGTGCAAGACCTGACCATGCAAAATGGCAGGGGCAGCTTGTTACAATAACCGGAAAAGATGCCGGAAAAATCATTGACGGGCTGCGAGTTTTTACCCTCTCTGAAATCGGCTATGGCAGCGGCGAAGGGTTCAAAGGTTGGAACTGCCGCCACAACTGGCATGCTTATTATCCAGGGTTCAGCACACCGAATTACACGCCGGAAGAGCTGAAAAAGCTGGATGAACCTTGTATTTCGTACAACGGAAAATTGTACACGGAATATGAAGTCAGCCAGATGCAGCGAGCACAGGAACGAAGAGTCCGAGCCTGGAAGCGGCGTTGCATCACTGCACAAGAGGGCGTGAACAGTGCCACGGATGAAGCGACCAGAGCGACAGCACAGGCAGAATTTGACCGGTCAGCACGTTACCTGAAAAACAATGAAGCAAAGCTGAAAGACTTTTGCAGGCAAACCGGACAAGACCGTGACCGGTTCCGGGAACAGGTTCTTGGATTCAATCGGTCAACGGCACAAAAAGCCGTGCACGCAGCACAGCAGGATGACAGTCCAATAAAAGAAACCATGGAAAAAGCAGTTGCTTCAATAAAAAACAAGTTGACAAAAAATCAAAAAAGTGGTACTATAAATTTGGGAGAAGTAAAAAATTACGGAAAAAAGCATGCAAAGAATATTCGTGCATATTTGCAGGATGCTCCAAAGGACATACAAAAAGTATGGAATATCTGCTCTCCGTATTTTCACAATCTTGGCTATATTCAATCTGGAGCATCTAACTATTCTTACAGAAGAGATGGCGTACAGATCATAGAATCAAGAATATTGAACAGCTCAGTTTCCGCCCCCTATCAAGTAATTTTTCATGAATATGGGCATCATGCTGATTATGTTCTGAACAGGTTATATGGTAATGGCGATGAAAGTGTTGCATATTCTGTATACTATAAGGATGGCTTGCTCGGCAGAACAGCAAGAGCAGAAGCAGCACAAAAAGTTGATGCATACAAAACAAAGTTTGGATTTGTCAGCAGAAAAGAAGCCGAAGAAGCTTATGTTGCAATGCTGAAGCAAAAATACAAGGAGGCAGATAAAAGAGCAATTGGCGACCTTTCTGATATGTTGGAAGGAGCACTACCGTTCAATACAGGTAAACCTCTTGGAATAGGGCATAAAGCTGGATATTGGCATGGTCGTGACAATGGTAGAGAAATATTTGCTGAAATGTTTAGTGCTTCGGTAAATAATCCAGAATCTTTGAAATTGATAAAAGAGTATTTCCCTGAAACATATACTGTATTTTTAAAAATGATGGAGGAAATCAAATGAAAATTCCAACAGAAGCGGAAATTGACATGATGGATGATGATACCGCTGAAAGCACATATAGTCAATTAAAAAAAGAATATGAAAAAATTTTTAAAAAGACATATGTTGCTCAACCGAGTGGCGATACAACGACATGGCAAGAAGATTTAAATGAACTTTCTAAGTATCTTAGAGAAGGAAAGCCATCTCCATGGACAATGGAAGATTGGGAAGACGTTGATTAAAGCATCTCAATGAGGTGCTTTTTTCATGCCCTGAGGAGGAGTTACAATGGTAGAAACAAAAAATAGTTTGACATTTGGAGAAGCTTTGGAAGCACTGAAAGCTGGAAAGAAAGTTGCCAGAAACGGATGGAACGGAAAAGGAATGCATCTCATTCTTATCAATGGCAAGTGTATTCACAATTCAATTACTGAGTGCTACGGTGACGGAATTGCGGAGCATACTCCAAAAGTCCTTGATAGTATAGCGATGTATACAGCACAGAAACAGCTTGTTGTAGGCTGGCTTGCAAGTCAGACCGATATGCTGGCAGAGGACTGGCACATTGTAGAGTAATCACTGCCCCGACCATGGGTAAACTGGCGGAGGGTGGAAACCAAGAACAAACAAGCCTGTGGGTACGGCGTTCTTTCTATCAGCAAATCAGCATCTGAGCAATCAGGTGCTATTTTCATACTTAAATATCAGTTAAGCGGCTTTTAAACAGCATTGGAAAGGAAGAAATTTGATGAAAAAGAAATGGTTAGCGGTTCTGACTGGGCTTGCTTGCTGTGCGGTTGCCTTTACAGGTTGTACATCTGTTGAATCCGGAACCGTAATCAATAGACGACATCAAGACGCCTATGATAGTACTTATTATCATAGAATTGGAAGATTCATGGTTCCAGATACAATTCACCACGAAGAAAAATACCAGTTGGAATTGCAAGACACCATAGACGGAAAAGTGAAAACAGATTGGATTACAGTGCCGAAAGAAACCTACAATCAGTATCAAATTTCCGACCAATATCCATAACATCGCTGCATGCCTTGAGGAGGAATTACAATGATGAACGGCTATTATGACCCTGCAGACTATGACGGACTTACAGATGAAGAAATTGCTGCAATGCGGAAAGACACGGAAAGAGATAGGTACAGAGTGGGAAGTAAGCCCATTTGGACAAGCAAGACAAAGTTTGGATACACGCCTATTTTCATCGGAAAGAGCGGTGCTGTGTATGTTGGCGGTGTAAAGCTGGAGGGGGTGCGATACGTTGATAACGTGCAAAACACTCATGGCATCAATACACTTTGCGTTGTGTTTGATACAGACAGGGTGGTTGATATGCGGGGAAAAGAGAGAATGACCTTGCTTGAACCTGATACCATCGAACTGAAAGAGGTGCTCAATCGTGTATTCAGATGAAGAAGAAACAGTATATGAACGTCATTACATTGATGAAGAAAAGACAAGGAAAAATTTTGTCAAAAGAAGTGCTGTAATAAAAAGCGAAATGCTTAATGATATTATCACTCTGTATGATGGCGTGCCGGAAGTAGGGACACCACTACCAAAGCAAGAAACGCCGTGGGACATGACGACCAAAGAACGAAAAAGGGCAAAGCGGCAAGCAATCCTCTGTGGCATTGTTGCAGGTATTGCAATGTTGGTTGTGATTGCAATGATTTTGCAGAGCAAAGCCGGAATCTAAACTTAACCAGCACCCATTCGGGTGCTACTTTGCTGCTGTAGCTCAGTTGGTAGAGCAGAAGACTGAAAATCTTCGTGTCGCAGGTTCGATTCCTGCCGGCAGCACCAAAAAGCATCGGGAAACCGGTGCTATTTTTATACCAAAAATTCGGAAAGGAGTAGCATATGACCATTGAAATCACAGGCACACAGGAAGAAGTAACCGCATTTCTTCACAGCATGGGCGAAACCTACATTGCATTAGAAGAAATGCAGGAACAGGAGGAAGCACATGATTGACCAGAAGTTTTTAGAAAGCCTTGGTGTTACAGATGAAAGTGCGGTGCAGAAGATCACCGAAACTTACACTGCCGACATCCAGGCAGAACAGGACGCTGCAGCAGCCACCAAAACACAGCTGGATGAAGCCAACAAGACCATCCAATCTTACAAGGATATGGACATTGATGGCATCCAGCAGTCCGCAGCCGATTGGCAAAAAAAGTATGAGCAGGCAGAGGCAGACCGCAAAGCAAAGGATTACAGCGACCGCCTGGATCAGTTTGTTCAGCAACAGGGCATGACAAATGCCGTGTATGCAGACTATCTAAAACGGCAGTTGCTGGATAAAAAGCTGCAGTTCGATGACAAGGGTGAGCTGATTGGCGGAACAGAGGCGGTGCAGGATTTGAGAAAGACTTGCCCGGATGCATTTTTGCTGAATCCAAATCATCCGGCGGTTGCCCCGACATCACACAGCACACCGCAGGCAATGGATGGTGTCGAGTCTGCCTTTTACGCTATGAACCCAAATTTGAAACACAACTAATGGAGGAATTTACTTATGGCACATGCTTTACAGGAACGATACTCGAAGCTGGTAGACGAAAAGCTGCGTGCGACGCTCGTCACCAAGGACAATCTCATTTTTAACAACCGCTACGAAGGCGACCCGAAAGCCGGTATGGTAAAGGTGCCGGTACGGGATACTGAGGTGGAAGTAAAAAAATATGACCGGCAGAATGGTGTAGATATTTCTGCTGGTTCTACAACCTATTTCAATTTGCCGATTGACAATGACGAAGCGGTTAATGAAATGATTGACGGTTTTGAAGCAGCTGCTGTGCCGGATGGCATCAAGGCGGAACGGCTGGACAGTGCTGGTTACTCTCTGGGGCTGTCTATGGATACGAAATCTATCCGGGCACTGGAAGAAACAACTGGTATCACCATTGCAACCACGAAGACTGCCTGCACCGACAGTACCGCATACAAGGCAGTTTTGGCTGCGAAACGGACACAGTCCCGAATGGGCGTCCCGAACGATGGACGGCGTTGGCTGATTGCTTCTCCGGAATTTATGGAAGTCCTGCTGGCGGATGACCACTACATCCGGCAGGGCGATTTATCCCAGGAACTGGTGCAGTCTGGCGTAGTCGGCAGAATCGCAGGATACAACGTCTTTGAATCCAACAACACGATGTTCGAGGACACTACAATTGTCGGCGGCAAGAAGACCACCACAGAATTTATTTGTGGTCACCCAAACTGGTGCCATCGGGTGCAGGAATGGTCTGTTCCAGTCGCCATCAACAATCTGACAAACAAGTACATCGGATCTTCTGCGGTGCAGGGTCGAAAGGTCTATGGGATTGGTATCTCTAAGCCGAAAACCGTCTATGTTAAGCGAACCGAGGTATAAGGATGGCAGTCTATGCAGATTTTCCCTATTACCAAGACTTTTATTGCGGCACGGTGTTTACAGATGCGGCGGTATTCCGCACGGCTGCCGCCCGTGCATCTGACTATATCGACAATGTGACCTTCGGGCGGCTTGCCGGCAGCGTGCCGGAACCGCTTGCAGAACCTGTCAAAAAATGTGCGTGTGCATTGGCAGAGGTATTTGAGTTGCAGCGGCAGGTGTATGCCAGCACAGACAGCAACGGTGCAAAAAAGTCCGAAACACAGCACAATTACAGCGTGACATACAGCACGCCAGCGGAAACGCTGACAGCTCTGCTGAGCGGCAAAAGTGTTTCGGATTATCTGTACAGCATTTGTCTGCGGTATTTAGGACGCACAGGGCTGATGTATCGGGGGTGTGATTGATGTTTACGAACTGCAATGCGGTTACAATTTACGAAAAAACAGTTGGTGCAGACGGCTTTCCTGCCTATCTTGCCCATTCCATCCGAATGGTATATTGGGAACAATGCATAGGGCAAACCGCCAATCAGACTGCACAAAAAAGCACGATGACACAAAATCACAGTATTTATCTGGCAATTCCGGCGGCTTCTCTGTCCGACTATTTGCCCAAGCATGGTGATCTGATTGCAAAAGGCATCCGGAATGCTCCGCCGGATTCTGCTGACAGTTATACGGTGATGACGGTTACAGATTGCCGATATGGTTCGGCAGCCGTCCAGCATATCGAGGTGACAGCGACATGACGGAAATTCAAACGCCACGGGGTGCAGTTGTTACGGTGCAAACCGGCAATGGCAAAACCACTGCAAAACTGGTATGGAATCCAAATTTTGCAAGCAAGTATACCGCAAAATTTGACAAGGTGCAGAAGTTCATTGACAGCGAATGCCTGCGATATTCTGACAAACTGATTCCCATGAAAACCGGCATGCTGAAAAAATCCGGTACACTGGGAACTGTTATCGGCAGCGGAAAGATTCGTTATCTTGCTCCCTATGCCGGTTATCAATACTACCGAGGACGGGCAACCGGACAGCGGGGACGACTGTGGTTCGAGCGGATGAAACAGGCACACCAAAAAGATATTTTGCGTGGAGCCGGTAAAAAATTGAGAGAAGGTTGATGCATTTGATTGCAGCTGTTCGGGAGTGGTTCCGAGCCTGTCCGCTGCTGCGGCAAGATACCGCATTTCAGGTGGACATGTTAGGAGCAGACCCCATAGAATATGAAATTGCACCGCTTTCCTGCAATCCAATTGTAAAGCGGTACACAGACGGTTCTACAATCCGGCAGTTTCAATTTGCCTTTGCCAGCCGGGAGGAATACGGCGGTCAGCAGAATTTGCAGAATACTGCATTCTATGAAGCTCTGCAAAACTGGCTGGAAGAACAATCTGACCAAGGCAATTTGCCGGAACTGCCACAATGGCAGACCCCGCAGGAATTGCAGATTCTTTCCTGCGGATACATTTATGACACGGGAGACAGTACCGCCATCTATCAGATGGAACTGGTGCTGCTCTATTTTCAGGACAGACGATATTTAGGAGGAATTTAAATGGGCGTTGGTATCAATGACAAACATCTTGTAAAGCGGTCAGAAAAGTTGTCTTTCATGGAATGTGGGACAACCGAAAAGAAATTTGTGCGGATGGAAGGGTTTACCGACCTGGGATTCAACCACAATGCAAAGGAATACAGCCGGCAGTATGTGGACGAAGACACGGAGCGGACAGACACGACCGGCTATTCCGAAAGCGTCAGCTACAAATTTGACCGATATAAAGGCAATCCGGTTCTGGAAGAACTGGTAGACATCACAGAGGAAGAAAAGATCGGGAACGATGCTGTCCGCCGGATTCTGACGGTCGACATGACCACCGGCAGTGCCATTCCGGGTTCTTCTTCTGACCCGAACAGTGCGGGGCTGGGCAGAATCTGTTCCGGATATGTCCGGGATTATGCAGTTGTTCCAAACAGCAACGGGGATTCCACGGACTGCATGACGTATTCCGGTGATTTCAAATCCAGAGGAAAGAAAACCAAGCTGGCAAAGATCAGCGTATCCGCAGATGGACAGAGTGCAACCTTTGAAGAATAAGGAGGGATTTCATGCAGGATTTTTGTACCTGGAATGTTCGGGGGTTGAATATTCCGCTGGATTTGGAAGATGCGGAAACATCGAAAAACTACCAGCAGGCAGCAGAATTGCTGAAGGCATTCGGAACACAGGAACAGCTTTCCAATGAAGCAGAACGGATTCGTGCAGATTGTGCCGTCATCCGTTCTTTTTTTGCTGCCGTGTTGGGAGAAGCGACCACAGATTCCCTCTTTCGGGAAATTCCGGACAACCGCCGGATGTATCTGGATATTTTTGAAGAATTTCTGGCGTTTGTTTATCGGCAGACGCTGGCAGCCGCCCAGCGAATGACCACCATCATTCAGCAGTACGCACCGAGGGATTCCAATGAATCTGCTGTATGATGCGTTTCCGGAAACGGTGCAGGTGGATGGCGTTTCGTATGCTGTCTATACCGATTTTCGGAACTGGCTGCGGTTCTTTGATATGATGGCAGATGATGCATACACAACAACAGAAAAGGTTTTGACAAGCATGCGGTGGTTTCGGAAAGAGCCACCGCCAAACTTGATCGGTGCATATGAAGCCCTGCTGCAATTTGCAAGCCGGACAGATGTTCCGGGAGAAGAACAGGAATCGGAGAACAGCCATCTGCCGCAAAAGCCCTGCTTTTCCTGGTCGTTTGACAGTGCCTATGTGTTAGGAGCGTTTCAGCAGTGTTACCAGTGGAATTTGCGGACAATTCCCTTTTTGCACTGGTATCATTTTTTGGCATTGTTTGAGGCTCTGCCGGATGATACGCCACTGAAAAAACGCATCGGCTACCGCAGCATCAATACCGCATCTATCAAAGATAAAACGCAACGTATGGAACTGGAAAAGCTGCAACGCAGGATTGCCATTCCATGTGATCCCCTGTCGGCGGAACAGGTTGGAGCATTTTTCTGATTAGGAGGGAAACAGTATGCCACAGGCAGATGGCAGTTTATTATTTGATTCAAAATTGGACTTAGCAGGATTTGAAGTCGGCGTAAATATGGCATCGGATATCGTTTCCGGTATCGGGGAAAAGCTGAAAGGGCTTGCTTCTTCTGTTCTGCAAACCGGTATGGATTTTACTGCATCCATGTCCGAAGTACAGGCGTTATCTGAAGCAACCGGAAAAGAACTGGAAGCCCTGACAGAAACAGCAAAAGAATACGGTGCCAGCACGCAATTCACAGCCTCGGAATCCGCACAGGCACTGAAATATATGGCGTTGGCTGGATGGGATACCCAGCAAATGACCGCCGGACTGCCGGGTATTTTGAGCTTGGCAGCCTCTTCCGGCATGGAACTGGCACAAGCCAGCGACATCGTAACCGACTATCTTTCCGCCTTTGGCATGGAAGCAGAACAATCCGCCTATATGGCGGATTTGCTGTCTTATGCACAGGCAAACAGCAACACCACAGTAGAACAGCTTTCCGGTGCTTACAAGAACTGTGCTGCCAATATGCACGCTGCCGGACAATCTGTAGAAACGACAACGGCTCTGCTTGCAATGATGGCAAATCAGGGTTTTAAAGGAGAAGAAGCCGGTACAGCCTTGTCAGCAGTGGTACGGGATTTGTCGGATAAAATGCAGCTGGCAGACAGTAAAATGGTGCAGAGCAACCAGTCCCTGAAAGGCACGGCGGACTATATCGAAAATCTGTCTGACCTGCAGGGGCAATATGTTGTGACTGTTGGAAATACTGCGGTTGCTGTTTCGGATGCAAACGGCAATTATCGGCAATTGACAGACATCTTGAAAGACATGGAAAAGGCAACCGGTACCATGTCAGAAACAGAACGAACAGCCGCCTTGCAAAGCACACTGACTGCGGACAGTATCAAAGGGGTCAACGTCATGCTGAATGCCGGTGTGCAGAATGCAGAAGATTTTGCGGTTGCACTGCAAAACTCGACCGGAACCGCAGAAGCTTCAGCGGAAACCATGCAGGACAATATCAAAGGAGACCTTGCCAGTCTCTCTTCTGCCTTTGAAGGGTTGCAGTTAAATGTCTTTGACGAGATGAAAGCCCCCATTCGGGAAGTTCTGCAAACATTGACCGAAACGCTGCAGGACAGCAGAACGCAAAAAGCAGCAAGTGATTTGGGCAAAGTGCTGGCGGATATGGCGAAAGCACTGGCAAATCATCTGCCGGATGCAATCTCGCTGGTTTCTGACCTTGTAAAGAAACTGTGGGATAACAAAGGGGTAATTGCTGGAATCACTGCCGTAGTTGCAGCAGGAAAAGGGATCTCCACAGCCACTACTTCTGTAAAATTACTGGGAACAGGTCTTTCCAATGTGGTGAAATTCGCAGGCGGTTCTTCTCAGGCATTGAATGGCATCTCTGCTGCAATGCGTGGACTCAATGTTGCAGGCATTCTTGCAACGGTTGTTTCTGGACTGATCACCATAAAAAAGGTGCATGAAGAAACAACCCGGAAAATGTACGATGACATTTATGAAGTTTCTGACGCTGTGAAAAAAGCAACCGAAGCAGCAGAACAAAGTATTGATGATTTTCATGAGCGGATGCAGGAAAATCAAACGGAATTGCTGGATACCGATTCCGAACTGGAACGCATACAGGAACTCAAACAAAAGCTGGAAGAATTGGTTAATTCAGATGGCACGGTAAAAACTGGTCACGAAGAAGAAGTAAAGGGTATTTTGGAGCAAATCAATGCGTATGCCGGCACTTCCTATGATGTTCTGGACGGCGTTCTTACAAAAAATGGAGAGGTTATCACCGATTTCAAAAAGACATCCGCTGAATTGGACACGCTGATTGAAAAACAGCATGCACAGGCAGTTTTAAGTTCCTTTGAAGACGATTACACCCAGGCACTGCAAGACCAGACGGAAAAAACACAGGAACTTGCCAGAGCCAGAAAAGAATACAACGATGCCTTGCTTACATACAACACCATGCAGGCAGAAAACGATCAGGCAAATGCGATGCATATGAATGCCCCCTATGATGCAACAGAAATGGCAGAGGCAAAAAAAGATTTAGAGGAACATGCAGAAGCAGTTCGGACTTTGACGCAGGATTTTAGCAACTGCACGACAATGATTGAAAACTATGAAGCAGCATTTGCAGGGGTAAAAAACGGTGATTACAGCCAATTAGAAACGCTGCGGCAGATGGCAGAAGAACCCATTCAGACAGCGGAAACAGCAGCAAGCATTGATGATTTGAAAGCACAGTATCAGGATTTATCTGGTGTCTATGAAGAAATGCTGCAAATGAAAGCGGAAGGATTTTCCATTGATGATGACGCTTTGCAGGCAACCAAAGCGAAATTATCCGCTGCTATCATCGAATTGGGCAAAGCGACCGGTATTGATGGCGGTGAGGTCAGCGGAGAACAATTCATGCAGGCGTTGCGAGACTCTACGCTGTCTGCATCGGAACAAGTAGAGGCAATCAAGACTTTTTTAAGAGAAGAAGGTAACAGCTGTGCAGATAATTACGCACTGGGTCTTGCAGAAAGCCTGGCAAGCACCAACAACTTCGGAATGGTCATGAACGCTGCACAGATTTTGGCAGACAGCGTTCCGAGTGTGACAAGAAATCTCTGGGGTATTCATTCGCCGTCAAAAGTTGCAAGAGGTTTATCAGAATATTGGAATGCCGGACTTGCAGAAGGCTTGCTCTCAAATGCTGGTCTGGTACAGCAAGCTGCTGCTGCTTCTGCCAATGGTGCAATTGATACAACAACAGATTTATTTTCTGACCCGATTCAGATGGACGTTGCACCAATGCTTGTTTCAAGAGCATTGGACATCATGCGTGCACAAGGTGCGGCAGCTGTTTCAGCGTATAGTCCAATTCTTCAGCAAGTATATACACCGCAAGAAAACAAATCATCCGCTGTTCCAACCGCTTCCCAGCAGCCGCAGGGTGACATCATCATTCCAATCAACATTGGCGATGAAACGCTTGAAACTGTAGTGGTCAACGCCATAACCAGAGCGAATGCAAATAGTGGGGGGTGGAGTGTATGATAACAATTTCCAGAGAACCATTCCCACATGCTGCCTACCTTCGAGTGATCGGCATTCGGGTGGATGCGTATGAAAATAGTGCCAACACATGGGCGACACTGGATGATTTAGGAACAATCACGAAAATTGGAACGGATACCATCGTTGAAAAAAACAACCATGATGTACTGGTTTTTCGGAAGGACGGAACAATTCGACTAGACCGGAATGGACATCCTGCGGACAGAAAGGGAAACGGAATCATTGAAGGCTGCTCCGTGCAGTGCACACCGCAGGGAGATGGCTCTTATCTGGGCGAAAACGGCAATATTTACACCAAAGATGATACCATCCCTGGAACTTGTACCGATCAGAACGGCGGTACATTTGTATGGAATGAGGATGTGGATGGCAAGATCCGCATCTGGACGATTTATTATGATAATTCGTTGATGCGGAATCTGTTGCAGTTCGATGTGTCCTATGCGGAAACTGTCAGCACTTATGAAAACGAGAGCGGTCAGACCATTACCTATCCAGTCCGCATTGGAAAAAGAAAGATTGATTTAAAAATCGAAACCGATCTACAAAGCTTGATCATGCTGAAAGACTATTTTTCGCAGCCGGAGTGCTTTTTCTTCTATCGCAGCACGACAGATATTGAAGAACAACATGGAACATTTCGCAAAACCAGTGAGATTCAGATTCAGACGATTGCAAATGAAAGCAATTTTCGCAACTCACACTGGTTTGATGATGCATCCTATTTTTATGATGTTGATTCAGAACATGGCGATTATTTGCAGCGGCTCTATGATTTTTACAAGGGAAATGATTATCACACGGGAGCGTATGAGTTTTCCGTTAGCTTAGAGGAGGTGTAAACCATGGTGATTTACGAGCATGTAAAGGGCATTCTCTCTGTTCCCTGCTATCTGGATAATGGTGATTATGCCGAATATACAACGGACATTGCTTTTACCGATTCTGATATTATCCGGAATAGCTGTTCCATCAAATCCTCTGCCTGTGACAGCAGCACCTTTTCCCTTGGCAGTGTCCGCCCGGCGGAACTGTCCATTCAGCTGCACTTAGAGCAAGACGGCATCAATGCATATAACCTGTATGGTGCAAAAATCATTCTGTACAGCTGCTATCAAAAAGAGCCTAAGCCGTCAGATTGGATTTTCCGTGGAATGTTCTGGGTGACATCTGTATCCCGTAAAAAAACGCTGTACACGCTTCGGGCATCGGATGCCTTGGTATGGCTAAATAATAATTCCATTTCGTCCGGTTCTGGAAAAGTTGATGACGATGAAAGCGAAGTATCCAAAAAGCTGCGAGAAAAGCTGGAAGGCTATGAAGGAGAAGCCGGCGGCGGCGGCGTTTATTCTCTGCATGAAATTGTCACCAATGTTGTCACATGGACAAATGACATTCTGCAAAATATGATTGCAGAAAAGCCACTTGCTTATGAACATATCAATTCTATCCCGAATGATAATCCAAAACTGGGAAATTCCTACAGCGGTTATACACTGATGCGAAAATCAGAAGAAGGAGAATCCAGAAATACCCGATACAGTGCTATTGATTATATCTCTGCCCTTGCAAAGCCGGCTTGTTCCTTTGTTTGTATGCGAAATGACCAGTATCAGAACAATGATTCACAAGTGCCTTTTTCTCTTGTCCCATTTGGCTTTTTTAAAGACAAAATACCTGTTCCGTTTTCTTCCATTGCAAGAGATAGCTGTGATGTGGCATCGTATAACATCTATATTCAAAAGGTCTATTTTAAAACCTATGATGATACTGGATGGACAAATGCAAGGGAATACAAGCCAATGCTGGGAAATGCAGAAATCGACCTGTCCAGCAATTGCTTTTTTGATGGAAGAAGAATGGAAACGGTTTTGAATTATCAAGAAGACTTTCCGGACACAAACGACAAAAACGAATATCCGATTGTGGAAGCAGCAGCAAATTATCTGTTTCACAATGTGCTGCTGAAACCGTTTCAGCTAAAATGCTATCTGAAATTTGATGACATGGAACACTTCCCTAAGTTGGGGCAGCGAATTGAAATCGAATATCAGCCCGGGAAATGGGCGGAAAGCACCATTACAAACATGACCTGGAAGTTCCGTGGTGGATGGGAGTTTTCCTGCACTGGGAAAGATACCAGAGTGCTGGCACAGGCTGCAAAGCGGTCGCTGGCGTTCAATGCAGAAAACGCATCAAAACGTCATGCGGACATCGCAGCAGCAAAGGCGAAAGAGGTAGCGTTGAAAGCGGCAAATGATGCTAATGATAACGCAAGTTCAGCACATGACAGTATTAACATAACTGACGGAAATTTAAGAAATACAGACAGAATTGCACGAAGAAATATGGAAGCGATTAGCAATGCGTTTTTGTCGTTAGGTGTAAGCCTTTCATATGAGTATGTACCAGAGGAGTGATACCATGCTAACAGCAAATCAAAAATACATCGACACGGCGAATATCAAACACCTGCTCAGTGCCGGCGAAAAAAACGCCGATAAAATCCAGATTGCCGTTGACCGGTACTACCACCAGACGGATTTATCTGACTGCCTGTTTACGCTGCGAGCCGTCAACAGCGGCGGTGGTCTCGTTATGCAGAACCTGGAAAAAGAGGTCACAGAAAGCCAAATCATCCTTACGTGGACGATAACAGAAGACTTTACAGCGGTGTCCGGCGAGCTGCTGCCGGAAATTGTTGGACAAAAAGAGGATACCGTTGTTATCAAGTACGAAATGACCCCAATGGTCGTCCGTAACTCTATTTTGGAGCAGTACCACGGCGGTATTGATGCAATTGACAAGGCTTTGCGTGAGATGCAGTCCATTCTCTCACAAGCAGAGCAGTTGATTGCAAAAATGCCGATTATCAAAGGCGGAACATGGTGGCTGTACGATATTGCTACAGGCGATTATGTGGATTCTGGGTATCCGGCACAGGGTGACAAGGGCGATACTGGGGAGACAGGAGCAACCGGTGAAAAAGGTGACCCTGGCGAGCCTGGAACGCCTGGAAAAGACGGGACGGACGGAATCAACGGGAAAGACGGTGCAGACGGTTATTCCCCGATCGCCACAGTTGCCGAAACAGACACTGGAGCAACCATTACAATCACCGACAAAAACGGCACGACCACAGCGACTGTGAAAAATGGTGCAAGCAGTGATTCTGCGATTTGGGGCGATTACACACCGGGATGTGAAGAGGGTGAATCAGCGAAATACTGCACCGCAAAGCTGGTTACAGTAACGGGTAAGCAAACATGGCAGGTATTGCCGTCCATCAGCACAGTATCTCACAACGCTCTGGATATTGTACCGGACGGGTTGTTTGTGCTGGATTTGTCGCCGGATGTAGATTCACTCAAAGCATCTGCACACACGCATGATAACAAAGATTTTCTGGATGGTATTGAAACTTATCTGCATAGCACGTACTCGAAAGTAACGGCAGAACGAGAGGCAGCGGACAACAGCCTTGCAACCAGTATCAAAGCTTTAGAGGACAGCATCGGCGATATATCCACAGCCCTTGCAACGATGGTGGAGGTGTAACATGGCAACAATTGCAGAACAGCTTGCAAAGCTGAACAGTCTGAAAACACAGCTTGCAAAGAATCTCAACGCAAAAGGTGTGACGGCAATAGCCACAGAAAAATTTAATACACTCGTGCCGAAAGTTTTGGAGATTTCCAGCGGCGAAACTCCGACCACAACCGTGTTATATGACGCAACCCATCGGGACAAGGTATCTTTGCTTTACAACGGTACGATTTACAGCGTGGCAGATTTTACAGCGATTTACGCTGATTTTTGCAGTGAAAAAAATAGCTATGCCTTGAACTATGGAACATCTATTTTCGGATGGGATTATAGCTGCTATACCTGTTGCACACTGCCGATCAGCGTGACAGCATCCACGCAAATTGCAATCCGGTTTCTTTCTGGAAGCACGGAAGTTGGCATTTTACGCTTAGTACAATCCGACACCGGAATGGCTGCGGATATTCTCGCCAAAGCACAGACGGAGGGCAGTTATATTGACTTGCCTTTACAGTGGCTGTACAGTGCGGACTACATCACAACGCTGACACCCTGCGAGGGCGTAACCACTGGCACATACTATTTGGTGTGGGTTGGTCGGAGTAATAACAGCCATCCGCTGATTCAGTCAATTACAATTTTGTAAAGGAGGAAACACAATGAATATTATTGAGGCAATGGAACAGCTGAAAGCAGGAAAAGCCATCCAAAGAACAGGCTGGGGCAACGCAAAAATTCAGGCAGTACAGCTGGAAAATGGACAGTATCAGATTTTTGCATCTGGTGACCTAACGCCGGAAATGCTTGTTTTGCTTTCCGGTGATTATGAAACGAAGGAGGAAGAATCGGTATGAGAAATTGGAAACTTTGGGCGAAAGCAGCAGCTGTTCGAGCAGTCAAAACCATGGCACAAACCGCCGTGGCAACGATTGGCGTAGCTGCCGTGATGCAAGATGTCAACTGGATCGCCGTGGGCAGTGCGGCTCTGCTGGCTGGGGTGTTGTCCGTTTTGACCAGCGTTGCTGGACTGCCAGAAGTCGAATAAGGAGTGCAATATGGCAATTCTTACATACAAATTTGATGACCAAACACAGCTTTCCCCGCATTTCAATGCACGTGAATTCCGGTGTCAGTGTGGAAAAACTCATGAAACTTTGATTGCATCTAAACTGGTCGACAAGCTGGAAGCCCTCTATACCGCCCTAAACTGTAGCAAAATCATTGTGACAAGCGGTTATCGTTGCCCAGAACACGATAAGGCTGTAGGCGGTACAAGCAGCGGTCAGCATACCAAGGGCACTGCTGCGGATGTCTGCTGCTACAGGCAGGATGGTCAGCCAATCAGCAGCAAAACGGTATGCTGTAAGGCTCAGGATTTAGGCTTTACTGGCATCGCTAACATCACAAGTAGTTATCAGTACACACATTTGGACGTGCGGACGTCCGGAAAATGGTATGGTGACGAAGTGTATGGAAACGGAACTGTAACAGATGATTTTTACAAGTATTTTGGCATGGAAAAGTCAGAGCCTGAAACAAAAAATCTCTTAAAAGGGATTGACGTATCCTATGCACAGGGCGTGATTGATTGGGAAAAAGTAAAAGCATCTGGGTTGGTAGATTTTGCGATTCTGCGGGCAGGCTATGGCAAAGAAACTTCTCAGATTGATGACCAATTCAGTCTAAACTATACAGCCTGCAAACAGCTGGGTATTCCGGTCGGTGCTTATTGGTATAGTTATGCCACTACTGTCGCCGAAGCGGAGCAGGAAGCAAACGTCTGCCTGCAAATAATTCAGGGGAAACAGTTTGAATATCCGGTTGCGTTCGACATCGAAGAGGCTCGCTGTCTTCCACAAGCCGATGCCATCAGCACCACATTTTGCACTGCATTGGAAAATGCCGGTTATTATACGGCAATTTATACATTCAAATCTGCCTTGGAAAGTAATTTCAGTGCGGCAGTCAAAAATCGCTATGATATTTTTCTGTCCCATATTGGCGTACAGCAAACAGATTATGCTGGGGATTATGGACTATGGCAGTACAGTTGGACGGGATGCATTCCAGGAATTTCCGGCGATGTCGATTTAGATTATGCATACAAGGATTACCCGACTATGATACAGAATGCCGGATTAAACGGATTCACGAAAGCAACGCAGACGATACCAGAACTGGATGAAGAAGACTCAGCCTTACAGCAGATTTTGCGGCATGTTGCCAGCATCGACAAAAAACTACAAAATTCGACAGATAACCAGATTGACTAATCATGAAAAAACATGGTATAATCAATTCATTCAATCTGGATGTACCAGATGAAAATTTTTTTATTTTCCCAACCTACTAATTGTGGAAAAAGCCGTTCCCTGAAGTTGATCATCTCAGGAAGCGGCTTCTTTTTTATTGAAAAATTTACGAAGAAAAAAGGAGTATCTATATGAAAAGTTTTATCCCATGGATTGGCGGAAAGTCCCTGCTTGCTAAAAAGATTGTATCTTTGTTTCCAGACAACATTCAGCGATATATTGAGGTTTTCGGCGGTGGCGGATCTGTTTTATTTTACGGAAATCAGCCACGGGCTCCGCTGGAAATTTACAATGACTGGAATCGGGATTTGGTCAATTTGTTCCGTTGTACGAAGTATCACTGCGGAGAACTTCAGAAAGAAATTGATGGCTATGTCAATGCAAGGGAATGGTTTGATGATATACAAGAACAGATGAAAATACGAGGCTTCACAGATATTCAAAGGGCTGCGATGTTCTATGTTATGATCAAAATCAGTTTTGGAGCAAATACCAGAAACTTTGGATGCAGCAAGAAAAATCTGTCAACAGATTATCTGCTTCCAATTTCAGAACGGCTGAAAAAAGTGGTTATTGAAAATAAGGATTTTGAAAGCCTGATTCGCAATTATGACCGACCAAATGCGTTCTTTTATTGTGATCCGCCTTATTTCAAGACAGAGCATTACTATGATGCTGCATTTTCAGAAGCTGATCACAGACGTTTAAAACAGTGTTTAAGCAGTATAAAAGGACGGTTTATCCTGTCTTATAACGACAGCGAATTTATTCGGGAATTGTACCGTGACTTTGAAATATGCTCCGTAGAACGACCGAATAATCTTTCCAGAGGCACTTACAAGGAACTTATTATTAAAAATTATTGATGTATTTTTTTTAGAGAAGAAATAACGAAATTCGTTATGCTGCTGTAAAAAGAACACATAGGAGGCATTTTATGATTCAGATTTATCTTTCCGAACTGCTTGCAGAACGTCAGATGACGCAAGCGGAACTATCCCGTCTTTGCGGCATTCGTCCATCTACCATCAGTATGATTTATAACGGGCTTGCAGACCGCTTGAATGTCCATCATCTGGATAAAATTTGCGGAGCGTTAGATTGCAATTTGAGTGACCTTTTGGAGTATATTCCGGAAAAGAAGCAGATTCGTCTGTCTCAAAATGAGATTTCAAAAAATTATATTACATAAGAAAAACCGCTCTGGTTTCCGTAAATCGGATAAATCAGAGCGGTTTTTTGCGTTTTGTGTGTCACTTTTTTGCGTTTTGCTTGGCAGGCTACAGTGGTGCGTATTGGTTTAGTTATGCAATGTCGGCGGACGAAGCAAAACGGGAAGCACAAGTGTTTTTGCAGACCATCAAAGGCAAATTGTTTGAGTATCCTGTTTACATGGACTTAGAACTTGCAAAGCAATTTGCACTGGGCAAAGCTGCCTGCTCTGAAATGGCGGATGCGTTTTTAAGTACGATGGAGCAAGCCGGATATTATGCCGGATTGTATTGCAGCACGTACTACTTAGACAAGTACCTGTCGGACAGTGTTAAAAGTCGATACACTATCTGGTGTGCTCAGTATGCAAGCAAATGCACCTATCAAAATCCATACGGCATCTGGCAGTATAATGTAGCCGGCAGCACAGAGCATGATATTATTGGACAAAAAAGTATTCCTGGCATTGTTGGGGAATGTGATATGGATTACTGTTACACCGATTACCCGTCCATTATTAAGGCTGCTGGTTTGGAGCTTGTGTTCATAGCAAAAAAGTGGTATAATAGGAGATATGAAAAAAGAATATCAAGCAACAAATTACGAAAGTG